CGAACCTGATGTTGCCAACGACCGCGTCCTGGCTGGAGAAGACGGACCGCGCAACCGCTGCGGTCCTGACTGAGTTCTATCGTGCTGGCGCGCCAGCGAAGATGCCCACCGTTTACCCGGTGAGTGTCTGCCTGCGCACCTACCAGTTCGAACCACGCCTGTATGATCAAGAAGCCAAGAACAAGATGCAGCCATTCATGAGCGCCCTCGTCCACGCCGCCTTCTCACCTGACAACACGCCCTCTACGGAGCGGCAGTGCGTCAAGGGTCGTATCAATGACCTCAAGAAGCCGGAACCCAAGCCCAGCCCCTTTGTATCGCAATGCATGGCCGACTTCGTCAGCCATGTAGTGGGTGAGACGGTCCTAGAACCGTTCGATGTTGAAACAGTTATCGAAAAGCAAACTACCCCAGCCCAAAAGCTCTCACTACTCAAGGCCGTCGTCTCCGGACTCCGTGTCCCACGTGTGCTCAAGTGCTTCATCAAGAGCGAACCGTACGCGGATGTCAAAGACCCGCGAAACATTTCGACCTACAATGATAAAGACAAGCTCACCATGGCGACTTTTGCCCTGTGCCTTTCAGCGCACTTGAAGCAGTTTGAGTGGTATGGTCCCGGCAAGACGCCCCTCCAGGTGGCGACGCGCGTGGCGGAAATCTGCAAGGATGCCGCCATGGTCAACGTGTCTGACTACCATCGTATGGATGGGACAATCACCCACGCCTTGCGCCAGGTCGACCGGATGGTTTTTATGAAGGCCTTTAAGAACCACCGGGCTGTGCTAAACGATTTACTAAACACGAACGCCGACAATATCGGAATTCTCCCTCATGGGACAACGTTCGAACAAGGACCCTCACATGGATCTGGCTGCTCTGCAACGAGCACGTCGCAAACTCTACGAGCTGCTTTTACCGCCTACCTCGGCTTCCGGAACTCATACCGTGCCGATGGGGGGCGATACACTTCCCAGGAAGCATTTGATGCCCTTGGAATCCACCTTGGTGATGATGGACTGGACGCTGACCTGTCTGTCACCAACCACCAGTGGGCAGCCACCAAAGTCGGCCTCGTACTCGAGGCGGGCGTTGTACAGCGCGGGGACCGAGGAGTCACATTCTTGGCTCGCTATTATTCACCCGACGTGTGGACAGGACGTCTTGACTCTATGTGTGATGTCAAACGACAACTCTCCAAGTTCCACGTCACAGTTCGCCTTCCAGCTGGGGTCACGCCTAGCAGCAAACTGGTGGAGAAAGCATTCGGTCTCGTCGCCACAGATGCAAACACGCCCGTGCTCGGCGAGCTCGCAAAGCTCGCCGTCGAGCGCTCAGGAGGCAAGAACACCACCCCTATCGCCGGTGTGCGATCATGGTGGTCCAAGTTCGAAGCCTCAGAACAGTTTCCCAACAGCAATGCCGACGGTTGGATGGACGCAGAGTTTTCGACTCAGTTTCCAGAATTCGACCGCAAGCTCTTTGGAGACTGGCTCAGCGCCACCCGGAGTCTCAATGATCTCTTGGCGGCCCCACTGTGCGCCGAACCCAAGCCCGCTAGTCCAGCTGCCGTTGAGGCAGTTGTTGACGGTGATGTCCAGCCGGCAAAGCAGACATCGACTAGCAGCGTCCCGACTGAGGAAGCCAAACCGGAACCAGAAGTTGTTCCGGCTCCCTCTAACGGACGAGCCAAACAGCGCTCGCGCCCCCGACGTCGCAAGGACCCTGGTCCGGACCCGACGAAACGTGACAACCTCCCTGGAGGAAAGAACGTCCGCAGCGCTGCG